TAGTCATAAACCTAATTATGAATCTTTAGAAGATTCTATTTTAGATCTATGTGGATATACTATTTTAGCTAATAGAGCTATTAAAAGAGAAAGTAGTGTAAGTAGTAAACGAATATATTTAGATGTAGATGGAGTTATTGCTGATCTAGATCAATGGGTAATAGATAAAACTAATAAAGATTATAACTGGGAAAATATATTTAAATTTTTAGATGATAACTATGAAGAAGCTTATCTTGGATCTCCTTTAACTACTAATGCTAAATATTATTTAGATATGTATTTTAGTTCTAGTAATGTAATGTTTTTAACTTCAGTAGGTAGTCATTGGAGTGATAAAAAAAGAAAAGCTCAAGCTGTTCAGAATAAAAAGATATGGTTAAGTAACTTAGGTATAAATGAGCAAGATATAATTATAGTAGACTCAGCTGAAGCTAAAATAAAATATGCTGATAAAGATAGTATTTTATACGATGATAGACAAAAAACTATAGAGTTATGGAACGATGCTGGTGGTATTGGATTCCATGTTATTAATAAACATAGACCAGGAGAATAATTTGAATAATACTATAGAGCTAAATAAGATAGTAGGTGAGCATTTAGGTAAAGCAGGTGATGGTTCAGCTGTTAACCCTTATGTTACTCCTGATAATATAGATTCTAATTTATTAGTACCTGTTCCTAGATATCTTAATAGAGAACAATATAATATTAAAGAAGGTAATTTAGGTTTCGAAGGTATGGATGTATGGAATGCATATGAAGTATCTTGTATGTTAGATAATGGTTATCCTTTATCTGGAATAATGAAAATAACTTATGATTGTGCAAGTCCTTCTATAGTAGAAAGTAAATCGTTAAAGTTATATCTTAATTCATATAATATGGTAGCTCTTGGTAGTAATGTTATTGAAGCTACTAAAAAATTAGAAGATCTAATATCAGATCATCTTTCTGTAGCTTTAAAAACTATAGTAGTTGTTAAGTTCTTTAGAAACCATAAATGGGATAATTATAAGACTGTATCAGATAATTTTAATATTATAGAAGATGTAATAGATTTAGATAATATGAAATTTGTAGCTTTTAATGAAGATCCAGATATACTTGAAATATTAGACGAAGAGACTAACTATACAGATAGATATACTACTAACGTATTAAGATCTAATTGTAGAGTTACTAATCAACCTGATTGGGGAGATGTTTTTATTATAACTAATGGTAATAAAAGAGTAACTGCAGAGAGTTTATTAAAATATATTGTTAGTATGAGAAAAGAGAATCATTTTCATGAAGAGATATGTGAATGTATCTATAAAAGATTAACTACTCTTATGCCTAATTGTGATATAGTTGTAACTTGTTTATATACTAGAAGAGGAGGAATAGATATTAATCCTATTAGATATAATAATTTTGAATTAGCTTTAGAGCATTTCGAAGGACTAATGGATTGGGCTGTACCTAACCATAAAACTGAGAGACAATAATGAAAGACGAAAGACATTATGATTATATGCTTAGAAGGCTAAAAGAAGAAAAAGGTAAAGTAAACGAGTTGTTTATTATTACAGCTGAAGAATGTAGTGAAGTATCTAAAGAATGTATGAAAGCTTTAAGATTTGGTAATACTATAGAAAGAAGAAGTATCTTAAGAGAAGAATTAGGTGATCTTCAATGTATGATTAATCTTATGATTGACTATAATATATGTACTAAAGAAGAAATTGATAATCAAGTAATAGAGAAGAAAAAGAAACTTAAACAATGGAGTAGTTTACTAAATGATGATTAATAAAATGCTAGATAGATTACCAGATACTGATAAAAAAGTTATTATTACTCATTCAGGAGGAATGGATAGTAGTACAGCTGTAATATTAGCTGTAGAGAAATATGGATCAGATAATGTTATTAGCTTAGGTTATAATTATGGACAAAAGCAAGCAGTTGAATTAGAATATGCTTCTAGGTTATGTGAAAAAATAAATGTTAAAAGAGAGATATTAGATCTATCTATTTTAGGTGATATAGTAAGAAATGTATCAGCTAATATAGGAGGTACTGATATTGAAATGCCTACTATTAAAGATGTTTTAGGTAATCCTCAGCCTCCTACTTATGTACCTTATCGTAATCTTATTATGTTTTCTCTTACTTCAGCTTTTGCAGAAGCTAACGGAGCTAGTGAAATAATATGTGGATTGCAGATACATGATGAGTATAGTTATTGGGATACTACTCAAAAGTTTGTAGATAGTTTTAACGCTGTAGCTCAGCAGAATAGATCTTGGCCGGTTACTCTTTCAGCTCCTTTCTCAGATTTATCTAAAGCTCAAGAAATAAAGATATTACAAGAATTAGATAAAATAGATTTATTATCTGATTCATTAACTTGTTATAATCCAGAAGCTATATCTACTCCTTTTGGTTATGATGTTGGTGTAAGTTGTGGAGTATGTCCTTCTTGTGCAGAAAGGATAGCAGCTTTTAAATCTTTAAATTTAACTGATCCTATTAATGGAGGATATATGATTGAGGTACCTTGGTAATGTGTGGATTATTTGCATCTAGAGATAAGAAAAAATTCTATGAACTCGCTAAGATTAATTCTTATAGAGGAAGTCATAGTTACTCTATATCTTATTATAATGGTAATAAAGTTCAAGTACTTACTAAAGGTTTAGGAGAAATGCCAGAGATAGAGTTAGAAGATAACTTGTATTATATAGGTCATGTTCAAGCTCCTACTACAGAAGTGTCTGATGATAATATTCATCCTGCTTATGACAAAGGAGACTATCTCTGGCATAATGGTATCATATTAGATACTCAAATAAAAAAATGGCAAGAAAAATGGGATAAAGAATGGAGCTGGGATACTTATTTTATGTTATATAATATGAATAGTGGACCAACTGAAGATATACTAAGTGAAACTGAAGGTTCATTTGCATGTATATGGTATGGTAAATATATGCCTTACTTAACTACTTTTAGAAATGATAATAGTCCTCTTTTTTATAATAATGGAGATATATCATCAACTAAATTTGAAGATTCACTATCATTAGATAGTGGAGTGTTTTATAGTATGACTAATAATAAATGGAAAAAGTCAGATAGAGCATTTACAACTAAAGATAATTTTTACTGGAGTCCTTAATGGAAACTAATTACAATAGAATAAGACATTGGTCAGATGAAAGAATGATTACAGAGCAGAAACCAGATAAAAATGGTTTTGTAGCTATGATAGTAGAAGAACTTGGAGAGTTTTTAGAATCTAAGACCGAAGAAGGAAGAATAGATGCTATGGCAGATATAATAGTATTTGCTTATGGTGAAATGGCTAAATATGGTTATGATGGCGATAAAGTAATGAATGAAGTTATTAAAGAAATTAGTAGTAGAACTGGAGCTTATGATCCTAATACAAAAAAATGGCAGAAAGATAAATCTGAAGAAGCTCAAGCTAAATGGTATACAGCAGATTTTAAAGACTGTAGATTAAAATTTTTACCTGGAGACGAAGAATATGGTTAAGCAAGGAAGTAATGATTCTAAATTAGTAGGAACTATTTCAAATAAACTATCTAAATTATCTCATAAAGAAATTATGAAAAATAGAGTTAGACGTTTAAATAATTTATCTGAAGGTGAGATAGCTATTATGAAAAAATATGGAACTTATAATGATGTTATGAAAGATATAATTTTAGACTCTCAGTTAGGTAAAAAATAATGTCAGAAGAAGAACCAAGAAAAGGATCTATAAGACCTAGTCATTATAAAGTAAAAGGTCAACCTGAATGTATAGAAATAATAAAGATGTTAGCAAATCAACATCAGAATGATGTATATACAGATTACAATAGATATCAAGCTTTTAAATATCTATGGAGAGCAGGAAAAAAAGGTGATGTTAAAACTGATATAGAAAAAGCTATAACATTTTTAAACTTTGCTTTAAAAGAACTATAGGAGATTAAAATGATTAGAAATATATCTAGAAAACAATTTCTAAATAGAATGGATGATGATTCAGATAATTCTTTTGCATATTCATTTTTAGAAAGATGTGATAAAGAAAACTTATGGCAAGATGCTATAGGTATTATTTCTGATAATAAATTAATAGGAGGATATGTAGGAGAAGTAGCTGGTGCAGTTTTTACTGTAAAACTTCTACATGTATTTCAAGATAGTAGATTAAAAGGTCAAGGAGATAAATTATTAACTAATGCTTTTTGGTATGGATTTAGATCTGCTAAATATCTTAAAATAGTATCTGAAGCTAGCAGCTGGGGATTTTATAAAGCTTTAGGATATCAATCATATGGAGAGTACAACTCTCAAGGTAATCATTTAATATTAGGTAAATTTAATAGAAATATGACAGTTCATAATATTGATTATGATAATAGCGATCCTATAATTAAAAGAATATTAAAAGAATATTATTAAAAATAAATTAAAAACTTACTATAATAAATGTATATTAATCAACCAAAGAAGGAAATTAAATGTTAAATTTAAAAAGCGCGCAATCATTATCAGATTCATTTTATAGAAGAAGTAATGTTAAAAATCATATGTTAAGAACTATAGCGAACTCTTCAGCTCCTATACTAACTGATGTTCTTAATCAGAAATTTAATGTATCTTCTGCTTCTACAAGAATGACAGAGATTGAGAAAGAGACTGGTATCAAGTTTAATAGAACTTATGTTACTACATCTGCAGGAAAAGGAAAACCTTCAGTAGCTTATTCTTTATAATCCCTTCTTAAATAGTGCAGAGAAATCTGCACTATTTTTTTGTTTAAAGTGCATTTTTTAGTTGACTTTAGTAGGAAAGTCGTCATAATAAGGAATAATAAAAATTAAGGAGATTAATATGCAATTAGAATTATTTACAAATAGCTGGGGTATTCATTCAGGATTTAAATATCTTGTAGATCAGCTTAATGATAAACTTCCTTTAATGGGTAAAGTTGAGAAGTCTAGATCTTCTAATAAACAATTAGATAAATTTAGAAGAGCTCAAAATTTATTGCATGATCTTTTTAATAATGCTCTTATGAATAGAAGATCTGAATTTAAAGTATTTTTTGGCTTCGTTCCTATTAATACTAATGGTAATGTAAGTGCTCAGAGATGGGATCAAGTAGAAAATGAAATGTCAGAGCATATGATAAAAATAATATTTGATGCTGCTTCAGAGCAAGGATTAAAGTAATGAATAGAACATTGCAAATAGCTAAAGATGCTAAAAAATTATCTTATATTAGAATGTATGTTTTTGATGAGATTAATAAAATTGAAGAAGTTATTAAATCTCTTAATCATAGCGGTGATCATCTTAAAGGTTATGGCTTAGGTGAATATACAGCTCTTAAAAAAATATTTGAATTAACTCAAGGAGAAAATTAATAATGTCATTATATCCTAATGTAAATGAAATAAGTGTTAATAGATGTGTTCCTTATTATCTTATGAGTAGTTATTTGTATTATAAAGAAGACAAATATGTTCTTAATGATAATGACTATGATTTATTATGTAAGAGAATAATTAAAGAATGGGATACAATTACTCATATGCATAAACATTTTATAGATAAAGAGTCATTAAATGCTGGAACTGGTTATACTAATGAGTATAATAATAGAATAATATCAGCAGCTTGTACATGGTATAAAGATTATGAGAAAGAGATAAATTAATGACAGAATATAATATGAATGATCCTATTCAAGTAAAAATAAAAGAAAGAATGGATATATTACAAAATTGGATGGAAGAAGATTATCACTTAGATAGACCTGAAGTAGTTAAAGAACATATTAGAAATGTTGCTAAATTTTGGAGAAAATTACAAGAAGAAGATACTGATTTTATAGATGGATGTCAATTTGCTATTGATAATAAAATGAGTTGGAAGGTAAATAAATAAGACATGAAAAACTTTATTCAATTTTTAGAAGAAGCTACAGGAAAAGGTTTAACTATTTTTGATATAGATGAGACTATGTTTAAAACTAAAGCTAAGATTCATGTTATAAAAAATGGAAAAGTTTTAAAAAAATTAGATAATAAAGAGTATAATAATTATAAGTTAAAAAAAGATGAAGACTTTGATTATGGTGAATTTAAATCAGCAGAGATATTTAATAAGACTTCTACTCCTATTGCTAGAATGATTGATAAAGTGAAAGCTATTCTAAAAAATGCTTCTAAAGCAGGATCTAAAGTAATTATAGTTACTGCGAGACCTGATTTTGATAATAAAGAGTTATTTTTAGATACTTTTAGAAATCAAGGTATTAATATAGATGATATATATGTTGAAAGAGCTGGTAATTTAGGTAAAGGACCAGCAGCAGATAATAAAGTAGTTATTTTTAAGAAATATTTAGATCAAGATGTCTTTAAAAGAATAAGACTATTTGATGATGCTATGTCTAATTTAAAAGCATTCCTTAATTTAAAGGATGAATATAAAGAAGTAAGCTTTGAAGCTTATTTAGCGAAACATAATGGATCAGCTAGGAGAGTTAGATAATGTCAACTATAATTTATATTTTAGTAAGT